TCCACGTTCTTGAGTCAATTGCGTAGGCTATCTGCCCTAGATAGTTATCTATCTAACTTTGTGGATGGCATCGAAGCATTCCTCAAAGCTGATGACATGCTGCATGTACGATTGAATCAACACATCACTGCCACCGGCAGGTTCAGTGGTGCCAATCCCAACATGCAGAACATGCCCAGGGGTAAGACGTTCCCAGTCAAGCGTGTGTTCATCTCTCGATGGGATGGTGGCAAGGTACTGGAGGCAGACTTCGCACAGCTAGAGTTTCGTGTGGCTGCATTCCTGAGCCAAGATGCTGTGGCTATGAAGGAAGTCGCTGAAGGCTTTGATGTGCACAGCTACACTGCCAAGGTGATCACTGATGCAGGACAGAACACCAGCAGGCAGGAGGCCAAGGCACATACCTTTGCTCCACTGTATGGGGCCACCGGCTACGGCAGGACACAGGCTGAAGCTGCGTACTACGGACACTTCCTTGAGAAGTACAAGGGTGTAGCCAAGTGGCACACAGTACTAGCCAAGCAGGCTGTGAACTATGGCTACATCAAGATACCCAGTGGGCGTGAGTTTGCTTTCCCTAACACACAGAGAAAGAGGGATGGCACAGTCACCAACTTTACCCAGATTAAAAACTATCCCGTGCAATCGTTTGCAACTGCAGACATTGTGCCCTTGGCTTTGGTTGAAATCTACAACAGACTTCAGCCGTACCGTAGTTGTGTAGTGAATTCTGTGCACGACTCCATTGTCGTTGATGTACACCCAGAAGAAGAACTCGATGTGTTAAAGGTTATTGACTCCGTACAAAAGGATCTGGTAACCTTGATAAACAAGAGGTGGGAAATTGATTTCAATGTGCCACTTGCATTGGAAGCAAAGATAGGCGACAATTGGTTAGAGCAGAACGAAGTGAACTCTATTTAAACTTGAAAAGGAAATGATATGACACAGATGGTAACTCTCACAGACAATGCTAACTTCGCATCGATGGCTGCTGCCATGGGCATGGGTGCTGACATGAAGAAGGCAAAGACTTCCAGCGTACTGGCCCGTCTTAAGATTGATCACTCCGGTGTGATGGGTGAGGAAGAGATCAAGGGTAAGATCAAGAAGGTTGAGGTTGTGGATGCTGGTAGCTTCGTGCTGCAGCGTCAAGAGCAGCCCAATGTCTACTCCAAGGATGTACAAATTCGCCTGTTTAATCAACGGTTTATGTACAAGCGGTACGTCAAGGGTCAGCCCGGACAGAAGGATCGTTACATCAAGACGATCATGTCTACCGACCTGAACTCAGACCTCCGTGACAACGAGGGTGGCTTCAACTGTGGCAAGCCCAGTGGTTGGATCGAAGACTACAAGGCACTGCCGGATGACACCAAGAATCTTCTGAAGTCTATCAAGCGTGTCCGTGTTTTGTTTGGTGAAGTCACCTTCCGCAATGTTGTTAACGACAAGGGCGAGAGTGTGGATGACATTGTGTCTGTCCCATTCATCTGGGAAGTGGACAACAAGGATGCATTCAAAACCATGGGTGCTCCGATTGCACAGATGGCTAAGCTGAATCGCATCCTGCCCCAGCACATGATTGCGCTAGGCACTGAGGAGCACACCCTGCCCACCGGCAATGTCTTCTTCACTCCGACTGCATCGCTTGACCAGTCGGTCACTGTGCCCCTGACAGATGCTGATCAGGCTACGTTCGTCAGCTTCAATGATTGGATTGATGGGTACAATGACTACATCGTCAAGGCATTCAACGAAGCTGCTGCCAAGAAGGAAGACGGGTACGAGGACACAGTCAACGAGTTTGTTGATGTCGAAGTACAGGAAGCTGCGTGAATCATCCTGCCGAGTTAAAGGTACACCAGTACCTCAGCAATCTTAAGTTCGGTGACAGCACTCTCAGTGAGGAAGTCATCGAACAGATTGTTGAGGACGTACGTAATGCACTAGTCAAACAGTTTGTTGAGAAGCGGGATGGCCCCTTCAAGCTACGCATGTCAAACATTGGTAGGTCATACTGCCAGTTGTGGTTTGACAAGAACAAGCCTGAGACTGCCATCCCACACTCTACTAACTTCGTCATCAACATGATGATCGGAGACATTGTAGAGGCTGTCTTCAAGGGTTTGCTGGTGCAGTCTGGTGTGGCATTTGAGAACGGCACCAATGTAACGATGGATCTCGGGGATGGGTGTGTCATTCATGGCACCCCTGACCTGATCATCGATGGCAGGGTGGACGATGTTAAGTCTGCTAGCCCGTGGTCTTACGAGAACAAGTTCAAAGACTACGATACATTGGCAGACAAAGATTCTTTTGGTTACGTTGCCCAGCTTGCTGGCTACTCCAAGGCTGCGAAGGTAAAGCCCGGAGGCTGGTGGGTTATCAACAAAGCCACTGGGGAGTTTAAGTATGTCGAAGCTACATCCATCCCTGTTGAGGATACTCTACAGTCCACCAAGCAACTGCACAAAGAACTTGAAGCCAATGAGTTTCGCAGATGCTATGATGCTATCGAAGAGACTTACCGAAAGAAACCCACGGGGAATCTGGTCTTGGGACGAGAGTGCTCATGGTGCAGCTATCGGTATGCCTGCTGGCCCGGGTTGGAGGAGAGACCCTCTATCCCATCTAAGGCAGAGAATCCACCGATGGTTTCGTATGTAAAGATTGTTAGCAAAGATGTACACGAATAAAGCTTACGCTTCTGCCCGTAAGAAAGGCTACCGTAGTGGACTTGAAGTCAAACTCCAAGAGTACTTCAAAGAGATTGGTATCGATGCCAAGTACGAAAGCTTTAAGATTGATTGGGAGGATATACGGTACCGCAAGTACACTCCCGACTTTCTACTGCCCAATGGTATTATCATTGAAACTAAGGGGCTGTTTACTGCAGAAGATAGACGCAAGCATTTACTTGTGAAGAAGCAGAATCCTGTACTGGATATTCGGTTTGTGTTTGAGAGTAGCAAGCGTAGAATTAGTAAGGTATCTAAGACTACGTACGGTATGTGGTGTGAGAAGCATGGGTTTTTATACGCAGATAAACTTGTCCCAGAAGACTGGCTAAGAGAGGAAACTAAATGAGCACAATTAAGAATGACGATATGGCACTGATCATCAGCCCCAACTTTGAAGATGGCAAATGGAATGGTGCTGTTGACCTGAAGGCCATGGTCATGCCCCTTGAGAACATGACAGAGGATAATGCAGGAGAACTCATGTACCTAGTCAATGGGCTAATCGCATGTTTCCATCTGCTCAATGGTGACGAAGAGTTTGCAGAGCGTATCAATGCAGAGGTAGAGATGATGCACAAGCAGGGAACTCTGACCATGGAAATGCAAGATCCAGAGTATGACAATGTTGTCAGCATCGAAAGCTGGACACGTACACGGGGTAATGCATGATGAGCATCGACAACGCTACCCCACTGGAGTGGACTACTGCTGTGCGTAATAGCTGGGTTGGTCAGGCCAAGGAACAGTACGACAAAACAATCAAGCAGTTTGATGAAGTTACTCGGCCTGAGCATTACAACCATGGCAAGTACGAAACCATTGATGTCATCATCGACACACTGGGTGAGTACGAAGCAATTAACTATTGCCACGGGAATGTTTTAAAGTATACTATCCGTATGTGGCACAAGGGTAACCCCGTCAAGGATGCACAGAAGGCACAGTGGTATCTCAACAAGATGGTTGAGTTACTTGAGAAAACTAGGGGAGTTAACTGGTAATGAGCACGTCAGTACTGGTAGATTTCAAAGTAGAGTTTAATGTAGATGAGATGCCTAGTTCGTATTCCAATCCAGAGTATCTGGAAGAGGTTGTGAAAGAGGCAGTCGAAGATGCTATGAATGATATTGGTAACGGCGAGATAACAGATTTAAATGTTTGGGTAGACACAGAGGGTTCTTAATGCGACACGATTACTACGGCATCAGCATAGATTTATCTAGGGATAGCCTGCTGTCTGAGCAAGGTGCTCAACTCCTTCGGGATTACTACATGCTGCCCGGAGAGACATCCCCACAGCAAGCCTTTGCACGTGCTGCACTGGCCTACTGTGACGGAGATGTAGACTTTGCACAGCGCATCTACGGCTACGCATCCCTGCAGTGGTTCATGTACGCTAGCCCTGTGCTTAGCAATGCACCCACACCCGGCGGTTCATTCAAAGCTTTGCCCATCTCATGTTTCCTAACGTATGTAGGTGACAATCTTGATTCACTGATTGATCACAATGCAGAGGTGGCATGGCTGTCAGTCAAGGGCGGGGGTGTCGGTGGGCACTGGTCTGATGTTCGTGGTGTCAGTGATAAGGCACCGGGGCCACTGCCCTTCATGAAGGTGGTGGACAGTCAGATGACTGCCTACAAGCAGGGCAAGACTCGCAAGGGTAGCTATGCTTCGTACCTCGATGTCAGTCATCCAGACATTGTGGAGTTTGTAAACTTCAAGGTGCCGACTGGTGGTGACATCAATCGCAAATGCTTCAACTTGTTTAACGCAGTCAACGTGACAGACAAGTTCATGCAGGCTGTGATTGCAGATGAAGAGTGGCACTTGGTAGACCCTGCTGATGGCACTGTGCGGGACACCATGCAGGCCCGGGATTTGTGGCAACGTATCCTTGAGGCACGGTTCCGTACTGGTAGTCCGTACGTCAACTTCATTGACACAGCCAACAAGTTTCTACCCGAGGCACAGAAGAAGCTGGGCTTGAAGATTCACGGCAGCAATCTGTGTAACGAGATTCACCTAGCCACAGATGAGCAGCGTACAGCAGTGTGCTGTCTGTCCAGTGTGAACCTAGAGAAGTACGATGACTGGAAGGACACACAGATGGTCAGGGATCTGATTAGATTCTTGGACAATGTTCTGCAAACCTTCATTGACTATGCACCGTCTGACCTTGCCAAGGCACGGTACAGTGCGGAACGAGAGAGATCACTTGGCCTTGGTGCCATGGGCTTTCATGGGTACTTACAAAAGTATGGAGTTGCCTTTGAGGGTGTCTCCGCAAAGCTTTTAAACAGAGGGATATTCAAACACATCCAAGAGGAGGCTGTACGTGAGACCGAACTTCTTGCCAAAGTCCGTGGGGAAGCACCCGATATGGTGGGTACTGGGCGTAGGAATGCACATCTTATTGCTATTGCTCCTAATGCAAATAGCAGTATTATCTGCAATTGTTCAGCTAGTATTGAACCTATTAAATCGAATGCATACGTACATCGAACACGTGCTGGATCGCACCTAGTCAAGAACAAGTATCTGGAGGAAGTGCTCTCTTCCCTTGATCAGAATACTGAAGAGGTCTGGAAGTCCATCATCATGAATGAAGGATCTGTGCAGCACCTAGACTTCTTGTCACCAGAGCAGAAGCTTGTGTTTAAAACGGCATTTGAGTTGGATCAGCGGTGGGTGGTAGAGCATGCTGCTGATCGACAGGCATTCATCTGTCAGGGTCAGTCTGTGAATCTGTTCTTCCCTGCTGGCAGTCCCAAGTCCTACGTCAACAGTGTCCATCTGATGGCGTACAAGCAGGGGCTTAAGGGCTTGTACTACCTTCGCACAAGTTCCAATGTGCAAGCAGACAAGGTCGGCCTTAAGGTTGAGCGTGAGGCACTGAAGGACTCAGAAGAATGTCTGTCCTGCCATGGGTAATCTACCATCATCAGCAGTAAAATCATTCGACAGGCAGTTGTTCAATGATAACGACACCCTTGCTCGGGCTGCAGGCAAACGGTACTGGGGTGCCATGGGCTACGAAGTCACTGACAACCCAGACCGGTACGGCCCGGATCTTATTATAAACACAGGCAAGGATAATTATTATGGTGAGGTTGAAATCAAGAGAGTCTGGAGCGGGCCAGAGTTTAAGTA